GGGTTTCCTGATCCATCTTGTGTCATAGATCTACCAACAATACTACCAGTTTGGAAATACATATTTAAAGCTTCAGCTGGATTGTAATTTGTTCCATTACCTAAATCAACTTCGGCTAATCCGTCAACATCAACAAAAACACCATCAGGAACCATTCTAGCAAGTACCTGTTGCAGTTTTAAATGTGTTATTTGGATCATATCCGCAAAAGAAGTAATTCTACTTACTATAGATTCAATTCTTCCTTTATAGAAGCGTGGTGCGCAAATAGCATAATTCATATCTACTTTAGTAGTATCAGCTAATGGCCTTGTCATGTTCTCAGCTAATTGCCACTTAAGCATTTTCTTATGCCCAAGTATTTTTGCTCCAGAATAAAGTACCTCAATGCTTCTAGATACCACATTAAAGTTGTCGCTAGGCGGTGGATTAAAACCGTCTGTTTTAATTAATGCTTTTTCTAGTCCTTGATCTGTTTGTTTTATTTTAAATACTTGGTTTGAATATGTTTTGTATTCAAAGTATAAGACTTGTATTGTGGTTGTATCGTAATTTTGATTTGCGTAAGTACGGGTATAATCATTTGTACCTGGAAATTTCTCTATTTCTAGTAACTCCTCTTCTGTTAAATTAGGAAATTCTTTTTTTAATTCCTCTAAGCTAATAGATTTTACTTCACCAACATAATACATGTCATTGAAATTAGGATCCTCTGTGTAAGAGTAAACTAAATTAGCAGGATCAACATAATCAATTGTGATACCATTTGATCCATTCCAGTTTGTTTTCGCACAAGCAATTCCTAATACTGTTAAATCGTAATTTAATCGCTTAGTCACTTGATCATATTTGTTTTTATTCAAAACATAATTAATAACTTCTTCCTCTGCGATTTCAACAGCCTGCTTATAATTTAATTGAAGATGTATTTCTAATTCTTCGTTATCAGCCGGTAAACTTTCTGGATTAGGCGTGCTATATAAGTTTGCACCTAATTTTTCCTGAATATCATTTAACAACTCTTTTGCATTCATATCCCGCAAAATAGCAGCAGTGTAACTTGTCTTCTGCGCTACAGATTGAGGATCTTGCGCAAATGTTTTTATTTTAAATAATTTATTAGACATACCATTAACAACTATATCCACAAATTTTGGAATAATTGGTATTGGCTTCCAATCTAAATTCAAATAAGATAAGTCACCGTTTATAGATAATTCATCTTTATATTTTTGTATGCTTTGTTCACCTCTAGCGTATAATCTTAAATTATGGAAAGTTTGCCAGTTGGTACTCCATCTGTCATTTCCAAGGCTAGTTCTATTACCTCTAAACCATTCACCTTCTATGGCTAAACCGACCGCATAACCATAGTCTAATGTTTGTTTTTCTTCATCTGGTACTACCTGACTAGGGAAAGAGCTATTCGTATTAGTATAAATCATCTATTATATTATTTGTGAACTATAACCTCGGTTATTATATTTTTTGAAATTTAATTCTACTTTTTCTTTTTTGTATGTAGTCGATGGCGAATATAAATGTTTATTACATGCCATTATAGCAAATCCAGAACTTATTGTTGCGTCATGCTTTGTTCTATTATTTATATTAAATCTAGACCAATCATTTAATGTTTTTTGAAAATACATATCACCATACCCACTTTCTTTATATCCAACGTAATCTTCTATATAAGTTTCAATAGCTGATGCATGCGCTTGTATAATATCTTGACCTGCTGATGGAATACCACCGATTTCTTTTTCAGTTGGTGATAAATTGTTCCAAGCTTTGTCCGGTCTATTCATTGAGAACGGTCTATAACCTCTTCTTTTTAAATAGTATAACAATCTAGCTTTGTTATTCTCTGCTAGTATTGGCATGCCGTAAAAAACTAAAGCCATTAAAACCTCTTCAAAAAATATCTCCGATGTCTGCGGTCTAGCTATATACTCTAAAAAGAAATGACTTGGCGGAACATCTTCCATTGAAAATTTAGTTAATCCATGTAATGATCCATTCGATCCTCTTACATCAACTGTTCCTGATATATCGTAACTATCACATCCAAATGCACCTAAATGCTCATTCCCTGGATATTTAAGCCCATCCTTTATTATTACACGGTTTTGGAGATGTTTAGGTGGAACCCAAGATATTAAGAACCTCCCGTCTTTATTTGGGTAGAATGCAACCTTAGAGTCTTGTATTCCGTTCTCCCATTGAAAGCTGCCTCTTGTCAATACCGATGAGTTTCGTAGATCATCATTATAATCTATTTGCTCATATATTTTTGTAAGATTAAACAAAGATTGTTTTGCTTCATCTCTAAATGCGTGCTGCTCTGTTCTTGGAAACTGACGGTAGTATTCATTTAAACCGTCTTGATCTTGTTTTAAACCATCAACTTCATTTTGCCAATGTTCTATAACCCCATACTCTATGTAGCTACCATCTATACCTTTAATTGGTTTTTCTGGTGTATCGAATACAGGTATCCCATAAGAATCAATGAATCCCTCGTACGACCATTCCATAGGTATGAACAAACTATATAATCCTGAGCTAGTCTGTCCATTGCGGTTTCTGCGGGTAACATCTGAATCATTATATAATCTTTTAAAGTTTTCTCCTCCTTTGTCTAAAGAGTTTGAGGTTGAACCCATCATACACTTACCAATAACTCTACTACCTAATCTTAACGTTGTTTTTGTAACGCGCCAGTTATTTAATATGTTATCAGGTTTTTCCCATTTACCACTTTCGTCGTGTACTAATAACTTTAATTTTTCACCATCATAGCTATTGTCTCCGGTATTCTTCCAGTCAATTGTAGTATCTAATCCTTCAAGCTCTTCTAATTTTTCATTAGAATCTAATTTTCTTCTTGTAAGTTTAGATGCTGGTATTCTATATGCTAATTCTGTTTTTGGTCTATCCATACCGTCTTGGATAGGTTTAAAAAAGAAAGGATAGTTAACTGATATAGGCACAACCTTGTCGGTAAACATTTTTTTAGCATCAGCTCCAGATTTTGATAGTATACCAAATCTTGAGTCGCTTGATATTGTTGCTTGATTTACAAGTTCAGCGGACGACATAAATGAAAATCCAGAACGTCTATTTTTTAAATAACACATTCCGTAACATCTTGGATCCGCTTTGCAAGCTTCCCAAAATATAAAAAATAATCTATTTGACTCTCTAAAATCTGCTGCTCCAACGTCTATCTTGCTCCATTGCAGGTACATATAATGTGTACCTGTTATATATGTTGGTGAACCGTTGCTGTAATATGAAAATCCTTCGTCCCTTCTTTTGAATTCCAGATCTATGTAATCGTACCAATATTCTTTAAAACTATCAGGATGTTTATTCCAATCCCCAACGTTCTTTATTTTACCTAATTCTTTTGGATATGGTGCTTGCTCCCAATATTGCTCTTCTTTTACTTCAGATCTTTTATAAGCATCTTCTATTAATGGTAATGCAATTCTAAGATTTTGTATTTCGTATATTTCTCCAATCTTGCCGGTCTTACTGATAACAACTACATCGTAATCTTTATCGTACCCGTATTTCCATTTATTCAACCTATTGTTTTTCTTAATAACAGCGGGTTTTATAAAGTCTGTTAATACTTTGTATAAAGTTTGTTCATACATTATCTAGATCTCCCTTCTGCAAATCCTTTAAATGGTTTTGCTACAGTTTCTTTAGAAGCTTCCTCAATCATTTTTGTTTCGTCTTCTATTCTAGCAAGAATTTCAAACGCATCAAATATTGCTAATTTTTTTGTTGCCGCAGCGTTCTTTAATTTATCCGCTGCTAAATCGTCATCACCATTATCTAATATAGCTTCCTCCGCAACTTTAATTAGCTCCAATACCGCTTTGTGCCCAGCTTGGATTATATTCAACTTCGTTTCCTTTGTATCCATATTTAATTACAATATCATTAGATTTCATACAATATAACCGCTGGCCTTCTACAATAAACTCATACTCACCATTAGGGGTATAGCCTACTAGATCTCCAGGGTTGATTTTAAGCTTGTTTAAGGACTCATTTCCGTATTTTAATATACCAATAAGTTCTCTCTCTTTATTTGCTTTAAAACAATCATTATTCTTTATTGGTTTTACAAAACATCTATCATTAAAAGCAATCCATTCTTTATCATTTTTATACAGATAGATTTGGTCGGCATTACAAAAATATTTATTATCTTTAAAATAAGACATACCATTTTTGCTTTTGCCTCTTATATCGTAAAACCTTCTAAACACATTATGGTGAATTACTACTAAATCTCCTTCTTTAATTTCTGTTTTGAATGCTAAAGGAGTTGCTATCACAACCGCTACATTATTAACAGATTTAAAACTTTCTATTTTCGTATTTAGCAATAATTCTTTATTATCTACCTTAATGCTGTTTTCATATCTTTCGCCTAATGGCTCAACTATAAAACTGAATATACTTCTCATTAATACTCTAAATCATATTCAACAGATATAGCCATGTTAGAGTTGAATTTCTTCCATGGCATTATCTCATCTCCTTTCTTTATGTGAATATTATAAGAATTGTCAAGCTCATTAAACAATATATGCGAGATCTCATGGCCTCCATATACCGTTTGTCCTATAGAGTAATGCATTGCATCATTCTTATAGTCTGAACCTATACTTATTTTTCTTACAACCGTATCCATTATATTACTCTTTTGATTCTTTTACTATTTCAGTATAAGATCCGTCTTCAAGGTTAATATTAATTGGACCGTATTCAGCTTCGATTTCTTTTTTGAACTCTTCAACAGATTTGTTTACGTCTGCTAATTGGTGTAAGTAACCGTGTTTCTGTGATTCCACAACACCAATATTAGTTAGCAATGCTTGCAAATCTTTTTGTCCTTTAACAATTTTTTCTAATTGTTCTGCTGTAATTTTTTTTGCTTTTGATTTCATTTGATTTTATTATTTAATAATTAATATTTTATTGACCTGGTCTTTTAAGCCAATTGTCAAACCCAGAGGAGTTGGACGATGTAACATAGTTTCTGATACCTTGCAAAATATTGTAATTTTTAGTTTCGCCCCAATTATACCCGTGTTCTTCCACTGGTCTTACGGTGCCCTTTTTTACTTTTTGTTCAATTGTTTGGTTTTTTATTTTTTCATTTGCAGCATCTGCTGCCTTATAGAACTCTTTATTTGGAGCTGGAAGGTTGTTCATTTTTTGATTGTATTCAAGAGCCCTAACTCTCCTATCAGCTGTTGTATCTAATGAATCGCTAACAAACCTTGAGTAAGCTTCTTTTATCAGAGGCGAACCTTTTGGCAAATTACCAACCAATTTTCCCCCTACGTGCAAATTAGTTGTGCTCATTCCTATAGGTTTACCTGATCCAAGCCCTGTTTGAAAAGTAGCAGTCACTGGCTTTGGAACATATTTCTTTAATTTTTCATCATAAATAACTCCTCCTATGGGGTCTTTTACAAACTTTTCTGATTTAGGATTATGTAGTTTTGCATTACTTTTTCTTTCGTCATAAGTCATCTTATCCGAATCCTTAGCAAATGCACCTGGATCTGGCATTGCTGAATAAAACGGGTCTATTGTATTGGCTGAACCATTGTTTAATTGCGCTGGTAATCCATCTCCTGTTTTGGGATTATTACCTCTTCCTGGTTTTTGAGTATATGCCATCTTATTTTTTCTTTTTTATAATTACTTTTTTGCAGCAGCCTTCTTAGCTGCTAATGCTTCAGCTTCTGCTTTTTTCTTAGCCACTATTCCGTCTTTTATAGCTTGTCTACGGGCAGCGGCAGCGTCTTTTAGTTTTTGTTTAGCCGCTTCTTCTCCCGTAATCTTTGTGTTCCTCTCGCTGAGCCACGCTTGTCTTCTTTTTTCTCCGCTCCCAGGGGAATGATCGCTATCACGACCGGCACTGTCTTTCCAATTAGAATGGAATGGACTTGTTATATCGCCGTATCTTGATGACACTTTATCTTCGATATCAGTCACATCCGCAATTTTGAACATATCAGTATCCCTTCTAGGCCGATTTTGTCTAGCTTGTGCGTCTTCTCGACTGCCTAATTTGCCCCATGATCCCCAACCACCAAAAGTATCATGTTCTTGTTCCGTATACCACGTCCCGTAATATTTAGGCGCTGGAGGCTTAGTAGGAGTATCTACAGGTTTAGTTGGGGTATCTTGTGGTTTAGTAGGCACTTGGTCTTGGCCGGTTGCAGATGACTCCATTGTAACGGTTTCATTATACTTACCAGAGGCTTTACCTGCTTTAACCGCGGCTTGCCACGCTTTTATTTCCGCTGGTGTTTTTGCTTGGATAATATTAGTAGCTGTTCCTGATTCAATACGAACATCAGAAGATCCGCCTAATGGTTTGTTTTGTATATTTTGGGCTAGTTTTGCGTCAGCAATTGCTTTTGCTTTTTGCTGTAACTTAGGGTCAATCGACGTGCTTGCCGTAGACCCACTATTTAAACCTTCAGGTAATCCGCCACCTGTTTTAGGTCCATTACCTCTCCCGAACATTTGGGTATATGCCATCTTATTTTTTCTTTTTAATCATTGTTTTTTTCGCTGCAACTTTTTCTTTCATTTGTTTAGCCATAGCTGCTTTAGAAGCATATTTTTCTCCAGTGGCTTTTTCTGTTCCCATTTTTTTCATAATAATTATTCTTCAGTTTTGTTATTGTTCTTTTTATCTGTATATAGTGTTATCCATCTATTAATAGTATAGCCAATAGAAACTAATAACAACATTATCTTTAATGCAGGTTCTATAGCGGTCATGCTTATAGCCATAGTAGCTCCGTTAAACAGGTATATTTTTAAATCAGTATGCCCCATTGTAACGACCTTTTGCTCTTTGAGTGATTGCACAACCACAAGCCATTGGTTTGTCGTTATTTAAAATAATTCCGTCCTTCCCTGAGCTTGATCCTTTTCCTTTAGGTAAAGAGTCAGTATTAAAAGGACCATTCCATAAAGCATTAGCTCCAACCCCTGAAGTTTTAGCTAGTTTATCATGAGAATCCATTGGGTGTGTTTTAATGTTTACGTTCATAATTAATATGTTTGTATGTTATTGTTTGGCATAATTTGAGTTTGCACATTTTGTGGATTTGCCACTGGAACATTAGGTATCACTTGTTGAGCAGATGGATCCATTCCTAAAACAGGCGCCTCCATTGACATATCAAAAGTATTAGGGATTTGGGTTCCGTTAATAGCCTGCAATGTTTGCATATTGCTCGTTGCATTTGGGTTTATTGGCGTTGATTGTAATTGATTCATATTTGTGTTATTTTTATTAGCATTTTGAACTTGTTGTTGTCTAACGGCGTTCCCTGATTGGTGAGTTATAATTGGCGGCGGTGGTTGCGCATTAATTGCTTTTTTTGCCCGTAACCTTTGTATAGCCGTTTGTAATAAACTATTATTTATATTGCCAAATAGCCCCATAATATCTAATTATTTTTATTAACGTTTTCTATTGCTTTTTTTAATACTGTATCAGTATATGTTTTACCTTTCATTATAGGGTTCCTTTGTGTGCTAGTAGGTATTTCTTCAATACCGAGCATTATACGGTACATTCTACTTATTAATTGTTTGCACTTAAAAGAAACCTTGTATATATGGTATTTTTGTGTTGTATGATTTCTAGGTCTCCAAACAACTATCCATCCTTCTTTTAGTAAGGAATTCCATCGTCGGTTATCCCAACTGTATGAATATGTACCTATTTTAAAGTCTTGCTTTGTAAAAAAGTCCATACAATCAAAGTGTATTAGCAATTCAAGATCAGCGTCAGTTAGGTTATTATTCCTGCATGCCCACTTTCGTATTATTCTATAATTTTTAAGTAAGTTAAGTTCTTTTATGTCCTTAGCTTCAAACCTTTTCATAATACAACAACTATATCCTGCAACTTTATAATAGTATACTTATCACCATCAAACTCTATACCGTGTCCAGCGTGTTTATCGTAGTATATCTCATCTCCAGCAGATACTGCTTTTATGTCATCACTAACTGATACTATAACTGCTTCTTTATATCTAATATCTTCCTTATCTTTTTCAATTAGCATAAGGCCTCCTTTTGTTTTATCAGTTACTACCTTTTTTGGCTGTATGATTATATTATTACCTATTGCCTTCATTTACACGTAAATTATTGATTACACAATCGGTTGATAATATTGTAACCGCAACTGATGCCGCATTTCTTAATGCTGACTTTGTAACTAATAAAGGATCAATAATACCAGCTTTAATCATGTCAACCACTTCCTCGGTTATAACATTCAATCCTAAACCTGGGTGGTCAAAATTATACACAGTATCAATTCCAGCATTACTTAATATTGTTTTAAATGGTGCCTTAATAGCTCTAAGTAAAACTTTATCAGCTTCATTTGTTGTGTCTATTGCTAATGATGCATTTAATAATGCAATTCCGCCACCTGGTATAATACCTTCTTTAATTGCTGCTTTAGTTGCACAAATTGCGTCTTCAACTCTATCAGCTTTTTCTTTTAACTCAATATCAGAATTAGCGCCCACTTTTACAATAGCTACTTTTGCTGACAACCTTGCCAATCTTCTTTCTAGTCTAATAACTTCACCTGGAGGATTATTCTCTAGTAATTTTGTTTTTATTTCTTCTATTAACTTAACCACTTCCTCATTAGGTTCCCCAACTTGCAAAATAGTTTCAGCATCACTGGTTATGCTTTTTAAGCATGTTCCCAAATATTCAGATTGGATTAAATCCATATCGTCTCCTAAGTCTTCGTTAATAACAGTAGCGCCGGTTAACAATGCTAAATCAGATAACATATCTTTTTTGCTTATTCCGTATGTCGGCGCATTAATAACATTAACTTTTATATTACCCTTAACTTTGTTCATTGCTAAAGCCGATATAACAACCGGTTCCATATCCGCAATAATAAGTAAAGACTTATTTGTTTTTATAATGTATTCTAATACTGATTGTATTTGTCTAATATTTTCAACCGGAGATTCTATAATCAATACTTGAGGATTATCTAACTCTGCAGTCTTTTTAGTATGATTGGTAACAAAATGTGAATTAACTAATCCTTTATCATATTGTACACCGTCAAGCACTTCAACTTCTGTTTCAGCTAATGATGATGATTCCATCATAACAATACCCGTTTCATTAACTGCTCTAAAAGCATCTCCAATAATTTTACCTAAAACAGGATCGTTGTTTGTTGATATTGTAGCAATCTGATCAATCATTGTACCAGTAACCGGCACTGCAACAGACTCTAAGTATTTAACAACATTTTCTACAGTATTTTCAATACCGTTCTTAAGCTCTCTTGGACTAATAGAATCTTTAATTTTATAAGCTTCAGATAAAATAGAGTGAGCTAATACGGTAGCGGTTGTTGTTCCATCCCCAGCTTCTTTAACCGTTTTTCTAGCTGCTTCTTTTAAAAGCCTTGCTCCCATGTTTTCAATAGGATCTAATAGTATAACACTATCAGCCACGGTTACTCCATCTTTTGTAATTACAGGGTTACCTGCTCCATCTTCTAACATTACACATTTACCACTTGCTCCAAGTGTTGAACTTACCGCTCGTGTTAATTTTGTAATACCTTCAAAAACCTTATTTTTGGCATCGTCACCAAAACTTAAGTTTTTAACAATTGCATCTGACATATTTATTTGATTTAATTTGATTTGATTATATTGCTATTATTACGCGCAAAATCTATTTTTTAACCCAGAACTTAAGTATACTAGTTTTATTAAAATATTTGTAAGCTAAAAATAATACTATAATTAATATAAATAATAGTATAAAATATTTAAAAGGATTAGATTTTCGAATCGTTTGTTTTGTTTTATTATTAGTCGCCTTTGTAACACGTTTTAATTGCTTTTTAGACGCGTTTTTTGACACTGTTTTCTTTTCTGAATATAAACTATTATCTTTAGTTTTTTTAATCTTTATAACGACGTTTTTATAAACTCTACCATCAACTGTAAATGGCTTGCAAGTATCTAATGGAGTTATTGTAATCTCGTCAATTGTAATGTCTTTTATAACGCTTACACTATCTATGATTTTTATAGCTACAGTATCCTTTTGTTCCACTATGCTATCAGTTTTTGTTTCTACGATGTTAGTCTGAACTTTCCTCGATGCACACGACGCTAAAGCAAATAAGAATATAATTAATATACCTTTTTTCATACTATGTTATTATTAAAGTTATTTCTTTCGCTTCCTTCATTTTTGCAAACAAGGTAGCAAATGCTTTTCTGGATTGCCCAATAAAATCTTTTGATCTAGTTCTGCCCACCAATATGCAGCCTTCCGTATCGTGATTAGTGTTTCCGGGATGGATACGTATTCCTTCAAAGTTCGGCACATTCAACACCAGAGGCAATAGCTTTTTAAACCTATTAGATTGGTTGATTATAACTTTATACGTACCTTTTGGTATTGCTGTTTCACACTTTATCTTAACCTCTCTTTCTTTGTCTTCCAATGTATAACATTCAAACTTGCCGTCGATAGTTAATTCGCCTATAGTGGAACTATCCGTTTTGTGTAATCTTTTTATTTTTATAACCATAATATTATTTAATTTTTAGTTTTCATTATTGCATCAGTGAATCCCTGAACCCCAATATAAGCTGTAGCTAGTATAACCCAATCCGTTGATGTTATATTGCCTGCAAATAAACCAACAGAGGCAACCACAAATACCATTAGTTTGCGGGATATAATTTTGTTTAGTATTTTATCTAAATTATTCATAATTCAAATATTGATGTTGTGCAGGTATTTCATCTTCTGAAATTTCAAATAATTCAGGATGCTGAACTATAGATGGATGTTCTTCCAAAGGTTCTTCGGCTATTACAACAACGTAGCTATCCGTACCTACCGAATTAATTTGTCTGATGTGTCTCATTTTATACAAAATATTGAATTGTTATATACGCATATCTATAAGCTGCTGATGTCCTATTTATTACAATTTCGTAAACATTTGGCGAAGTTGATTTTATTCTTAAAGCACAAAAAGCAGCGTTAGTTGTAGGAATTGTTTTTGCTACAGCTAACATTCCGTTACCGTAATTTAAAACATCTCCAACCGCTGAAACAGAAGCAGGCAAAGCAGGCGTTGGCGCTGTGCTTGGAAGCTCAACAGCAACCGCTGTTATAGCGTTCCCAGCTGCTAAATAAGATAAATTTATAGTTAAAGTTACCAAATTACCTATCTGTGATAAAGAATAAGTATGTTGCGTTGTGCTACTTGGAGCCGTAGTACCCGTCCAAACAATAGTTCCTGAATATGTTTGATTTGTTAAATTTTCGAACGGTTGTTCAGTGGGAGCAGCACTTGCACTTGTATTATTAGCTAATATCGTAAAAGCACTTTGAGTGCCAACAGCATTGTCTAAAAAATAATTTCCGCCAAACACCTTCACAAAAAAAGGACCACCTGATGTACTTAAAGAAGATATAGATGTAAGATTCGCATTAATTGGTTGCTTACCGTTTAACTGTGTTTGTATTGCACTTGTAACACCTTTTACATAAGTTAGTTCAGTAAGACTTGGATAAGTTGCAGTAGGTAAACTAACTACATTTTTATTAGCATCAAATGATGCTATTGTAGATGCTGTCTGTAATCCAATATTAAATGTACCATTTGGAACTGCTAAATTATTTTGAGCAGCACCTGGTCCTCCTCCAATACTAAATGTTACTCCAGTACCAACAGTAAGGAATGGAATTCCAGAGTATTCAAAAAATGTAGGAACTCCTGTTGCTCCAAAACTTATTGAACTAAATATTTTGTGTCCAGCAAATGCTTGTGTACCTGTTGTGACTAATCCCTTTTGAGTCAAACTTGCGTCTGGTAAATCAGCAGAGGTTAGATATGTGTTATTATCAACTGAACCATCAGCTTTTAGGAACTGAGTAGGAGTTCCTCCTTGTTTAATAAACTTATCCGCGTTGATAAATTGGGAATAAACAATAGAGTTAGTAGTGCCGCCAGTTCCTGATAGGGAAACAAGTGTTGAGTTTGGCTTGTCAAAGACACAGTTAAGTATTGAATAAAAACCACTTAGAGAAACTCTAGCAACATTTTGAAATGTTGGTATTACGCATTGACTATTTGCTAAAGTGATAAT